CTCCATGTTGAAAGCGACTACGGGATCACCGTCCTCGGCGGCCCGGCCAACAAGTGGGCAGCTTGCCTCACGGGTGTATCCCTCTAACGGGTGACTAGGTGGGAGCTCCTCCGGGGGCTCTCCACTTGTGAGCCCACCGTGCCCCTTCCTTCCCACGGTGGTCTCTCAAGCGGAGGATCAAGATGGCGCAAGTTTACCTCTTTGGAGTGGTCAAGGCTGATATTGGGCGGTATCTCCCGCGGATCGCCTTTGACACTGAGACCGCCCCCACGGCCCTTGAGGCCGATGAGATCGTCACTGACCACGCGGCGGATCTTTGCGCCTACCTCTACGGCATGGGGGTCAATGTGGAGAGCCTAGCGGTGGCCACCACCAGCGCCCTTTACCGCACTTGCCAACGCTTCATTATCCTCCGCCTTGCGGCGCAAGTGATGAGGATGCGCAACCAAAACGATACCACCGCGGCGGAGGCTTGGGATGGGGAGGCCGATCGCATCATTGAGCGGCTCCGCAAGCTCCCGCAAGATATGGGTGCGGAGAGGCCCACGGGGGTCAACAGCCCCAACATTCTCCACTCCAATGCGACCTATGCGGCTGAGATAAGGGCGCGGCAGCTCAACAGCAAAAGCCGCCTCAATATCAATGCCGCCATTGACACGATGTGAGCACCCCGTGAGCTCCTTCAAGATCACCATGACGGATGAGACGGGCAAGGCCGTTGCCACCCTTGAGGCTTGCCTCCGGGGCGCTGGTGACTGGAGCCCGTTTTGGGCGGGCAAGGATGGGCCGATTGCGGAGGCATGGGCCGCAAGCCGCCGCGCCATGTTTCTCACCCAAGGCCGCTCCACGGGCACCCCATGGCCCGACTACACCAAGCAAGAGCGCAAGTATTATGTGCCCGTGAAGAAATGGGTGCTCGGTGCCTCCAAGGTCACCAAGCAACACCTCTTGCGGTGGGATAAGAGCGCGGGTGCGGAGCCCGGTGGCCAAGAGCGGCTCTTCCCCTCCATGGCGCTGACCACGCACAAGGAGTTCATTTACAGGGTGAGCGGCAATGTGGCGACCATGGGCACCTCGGTGCCCTACGCCCGCAACCATAACCTTGGGCAGGGTGCATACAATCGCAAGTGGAAGACCAAGCGGGGGGTCAAGGTGATCCAAGTGCCCACCCCCAAGCGGCCCCTGCTAGCCTTTGGGCGGCCCTTCATGTTGGCGGTGCGCAATGAGCTTCAAAGGATTGCCATCAAGCAAGGGGGCAAGGTAGGGGTGACCTCGCAAGAGCTCCGAGAGCGGGCCAAGCTTGCGCGTGCGGTGCGGGGTCTCTCATGATTGCAGGATCGGCCAACGGCCCCCAAGTAGTAGCCAACACGGCCAAGGAGCTGGTGGTGGCCAATTGGGCGGTGGTGTGTGATGTGGATTGGCTCAAGGCCATGGGTGCGCCTGGCCTTCCCGCCCCCGTAGCGGGCAACCTTTACACTAGCCACCGCGCCCTCTTCACGGCGGAGACCCAACCCGCCATGGGGCTCACGGTGATCCGCACCGATGCCAAGATCACCGATGCCTTGGGTGCCATGGATCAAGTGCATGAGCTTGAGATCACGGTGACCTCAGATTGGGGCTACTATGATGGCTCCACGGTCAAGCCGCTGGTGAAGGCCGCGCCCGGAGATCCCGCCATCAAGTTCACGGTGGAGGTCTATGAGACCGCCCTTCGCGCCTATGTGGAGGGGGTGGTGATGATTCTCACCAGCCCGGTCTATGGCTTCCCCAACTATGATGCCCGCAATGTGGGCACCGTAGGCTTTACCCCCACCGGGATCTTCAATGCCTCACCCGCGGCGGGGGTCTCCCCATCGGACTTTGTGGTGGGGGTGGATGATGTGGGATCTTCTTTGATTCAACAGACCGTGCGGGCTACCATTCAGGTGTTCCAACGGCGCTCTCTCGCAAGGTGATCCATGGCTTCAACTGTTATCGCAAGCAACACAAGTGCGGTTTATTTCAAGACCCAAGCCACCGTGGGCACCCCGATTGCCACCTCGGCCATTGTGGCCAGTGATGCCATCCGCGTGGTGGGCACCCCCAAGTTTAGCCCCCGCGGTGCGGGCATCATTGAGCGCACTGACACCATGACCCCCTTTGGCGGTGGTCAAGCGGCGGTCACGGGCTCACGCGGGTGGGATATCACTTTCCAAACCGAGCTGTTTTGGGATGCTAGCACGGCGGGCGGCACATATGGCTTTAGCAACACCCAACTTGCGGCTCTTTGGCGGGCCACCCCATTTGCGGTCACCGTTGCCGACCCGGATGTGACCTTGGGAGCTCAGAGCCTCTTTGCCACCGCGGGCTCCGCATCCCGCTCCCCGACCTATGCGGTGCAACCCTTCACCATGTTCTATGTGGAGAGCTCGGGCAAGCGGTATGCGGCCTTTGATTGCGTATGCATCCCCAAGCTCTCGGCTGAGTATGGCCAGCGCGTGATGATCGATTGGACGGTGAAGGGCAAGTGGATCGATCCCGATAGCTATGCCACGGCCACGGCCCTCCCCGCCCCAACCTATCCCGCGGCGCAACCCCCGATCGTGGCGCTCAATTGCGCCCTCACCCTCACGGGCTACTTCAATGGGGTCACGGCCCTCACCAAGTGGAGTTTTGACCCGGGCTTTGCCTTGGCGGATGTGGGCGATAGCAGGGAGGCCAACGGCTTTGGCATCGGCCTCCCCACGCTAGCCACCTATCCCTCCCTTGAGGTGGATGTGGCCGACCTCCCGGAGGGCGCGGCGGGCGATAACTTGCAACCCGATTGGACTAATGCCTCAAGCAATGAGGTCTCCTCCACGGCCCTCACGCTGGTGGTCACGGTGGGCACGGGCGACACCATCACCTTCTCCCTTGCCAATCCCCAAGTGATCGCATGGCCCACGGTGGGAGAGACCGATGGCCACCGCTCGCTTACCCTCAAGTTTGGTGCCATCCCCGATGCCACCACTCCGAGCCCGGCCACCATTATCTTCAATGCGACGATCTAGGCCCATCTAGGGCAACTCAAGGGAAGGAAGGCAACATGGCAATCGAGTTTGTAGAAAGGCATTGGATTACGGTGGAGAGCAAGCGGGGCACGGCCCGCCTTTGCGTGCGGGAGCCCAACGCCCTTGAGGGTGCACGCTACCTTGGGGCGATCAATCGCTCCCGGGCGCTCATGGATACGGATGAGGCCGCGGGCTTTGAGGCGCTCATGGAGACCCACGCGGGCCTCCTCACGGCTTGCATCACCAACTCAGAGGATTGGAGCCCCGCCTTCCCCGGAGAGGGCAACACGGCGGAGCGGCGGGAGTGGGTGCTCCGCCTCCATTGGGAAGACCTCGCAAAGGTAGCGGGGGCCGTTGCGCAAGTGGGCTACCCAAAAACTTCCGCCGTGTAGAGTGGCGCGACTATGCACGGCTTACCACCTCCCACGGCTTCCGCTGTTGGGAGTGCCCGGATGAGGTGCGCCACCAGCGGGGTTGCACCGAGGGCTACACCCAAGACCTAGGCTTTGAGACCATGCCACCCAACCCCACCACCTGCCCCGTGCTGACCACCCCTCCCGCGGGGTTTTGGGAGGCGCACCGCATGGCCCGATGGATCGATCGCGGTAGCCCCGCAGTGGCCTTGGCGGAGGTTGGCACGGCCTCCCTTGACTTGGCGGAGTTCGTTTCGGCTGAGCTGAGAGAAGGGGTCAAGGCCTATGATGAGCGCAAGCGGAAGACCATGGAGCGCCTCTCCGCCATGACGGAAGGGCTCCGCATAGGAGGCAAGGGCCATGGCTGATACGGTTGTCACAATTGGCGGAGATAGCACCGGGCTCCAAGGTGCCTTCAAGGATGCGGGCAAGAGTGCGGGCACCGTCAAGGTAGAGGCCAAGAAGCTCTCCGACCAACTCAAGGAGGTGGCGGATGATGCTGACAAGGCCGCGGGTGCCCTAGCTCAGAAGCTTGGCGGCCCCGGAGCCATCAAGGCGATCGGCGCGGTGGGCATTGCGGTGGGGGTGGCTAAGGCGGGGGTAGAGGCCTTCTTGGATTCCTCGGAGGCTCTCTTCAAGAGCTACGGGGATGCGGGCCAGAAGGTGTGGGATGATACCGAGAAGAGCCTCTTTGCCATCAAGGGAGCGTTTGCGGAGGCGGTGCTAGGCGGCGGCTCCATGGAGGAGATGGGCAAGCGGCTCAAAGGCATCTTTGACGGGGTGAAGACCCTCCTTGACACCATCCTCACCCCCGTGAAGCTGCTAGCCCAAGCCTTTTGGGATAGCTCAGACGCATCCAACGCGGCGGCCAAGGGGCTCGCTGACTACAACGCGGCAGTGCAACGGGGCGTTGACCAAGCGGCGGCGGCCAAGCAAAATGTGGTCGAATACACGGCTCTCATTTGGGGGCTCACGGGCCAGACCGACAAGCTCACCCAATCCACCAACAATGCGGCCCGGGCCGATGGCATGAAGCGGCTAGCAGCGATCGCGGCCACGGAATCGGAGGCTGACCACTCCAATGCCTTGAGCCAAGTGGCGGCTATGGAGATCCGCAACCAAGAGGCGGCGGCGGCGGCCATGGCGGTGGCCAAGAAGATGAGCATCAGCTCATGGTCGGGAGAGCAAGAGCAAGCCTTTATGAGCGCCACCATTGGGGGCATGGCGCAAGACCAATATGACCGAGCGCGGGAGCGGTTGGCGGGCTTCTCCAAAGAGCGGGCAGCGGAGGCGGGCGCGATCGTCAAGAGCATGGCGGAGCTTGATGCCTATGAGGCCAAGATGGCGGCGGCGGCAAATGCTCCCGTTGTCACCCCCAAGCCCGCTAGCACGGGCTCCGCTGGCCCCGCCAAGCCCGCGGGTGCGGAGGATCCGATCGCCTATGCCCGGGTGTATTCGGATGGGCTCCAAGAACTCACGGCGGAATCGGTGGCGGCCATCCAAGCGAGTGAGCTGGCCTATGGTGAGGCCCAAACCAGCATCATCACCACCACCCGGAGCAAGCTTGATGCCATGCTGGCCGCGGATGCGGATGCCAATGCGGCCATGGAGAAGCAAAAGGCCGACTCATTGGCGCGGATAGCAGCGGAGAAGGAGCGGCGGGCGGAGGAGGATGCGGAGATCGTATCTGCCCGCAGCGCGGCGGCGTATCAATTTGAGGTTGATGAGGCCAACAAGAAGATCGCCCTTGCGGAGCAAACGGCGCAACAAGAGGCCGCGGTTTTTGCCAAGCTCAAGGGTGACCTTTACACCCTCGCGGTCAACAATAGCGCCAAGATGCTGGCCGTGGATCTCCAAGATAAGGAGAAGAGCAAGACCGCGGCGCAACGGGCCACGGCTACGATCATTCAAGGCCTTGGAGATATGGCCATGGTGAAGAGCGGCCTTGCGGCGGCGGCGGGCAATTGGGGTGAGGCCGCGGCCTTCTCGGCAATTGGCACCATTGCCTATGGCCTAGCGGCCAAGCTGGCCCCATCGGAGAAGACCAAGACCACGGCGCCCGTGGCCGCTAACACGGGCGGCGGGAGCACCACCAACACTAGCTATAACTTGCGTGTTGACGCGGCCTTTGCCGATGGGGAGAGTGTTGCCCGCCGCTTTGCGGAGATGCAACAGGGAGCCCAACGGCGGGGCTTGATCTAGGAGACCTCTACCATGGCCAACTTCCCCCTAGTCACATGGCCCATCACCCTCACGGGGGTCACGGTGACCTATTTGGGCGTGCCCTATGATGTGGATGATGTGACGGGCTACGGCTTCGGCGTGAGCAACCCCATCACCAAAGTGGCCAGCGTGGATGCGGGCGGGGTGATGGGCTCCATTCTTGGCAACTTTGTGGCCGCGGTCAACACGGCCATCACCGCGGGCAACCCTCTCTCCGCCACCTATGCCTACTCCAATGGCACGGCCCCCGCTCTTGGCCCTCTCAAGGTGTTTATTGTGGCAACGGGCAACCCGGTCACAATTGACTTCGGCACGGTGGAGATGGCGGAGCGGTTGGGCTACTCCTTGCGAGTAATGACCATTTCAACCGTGATCTTGAACCTTGCCGCATACAATGTTGGCGGGGTTTGGATGCCCAACGGGGTGGCCGGGGATGTGCGCCGCTACCTCACGCAACGGGCGGCGGCCAGCTCCAATGAGATGAGCGGGCTGGCCACCGATGTGGTCAATTGGGGGCAGATTGCTGACCTTGAGCTCATGAGCTCCGCCTTCTATGCGGCCAATGTGACCCGCTACTTTGCCGCCACCCAGATCTATGCCACGGCGGCGGGGCGGGATTTTGAGGATCCAAACAACACCTTGGAAGGGATGGTGGAGGCCGCGGCAACGGGGGTGCTCTTCCGCCTCTACCGTGAAGCCTCGGCCTTGGAGGGCACCACCCCGGGCTACTACCAGAGCGCCAAAATGCCCGCGGTAGCTCAGCAGGGCAAGGCCATAGATATGGTGACGGCCTTGGATGAGCCCCGCCTTTGGAACACAAGCGGGATCTTCTTTCGGGCCGTGCAATGAGCGATCGCATCATACTCATCCGCATCCAAGGCTTGGGCTCTTTGCTCTCTAATGACCAAATGGTCTTCACCTCACGGGGCACCCTTCCCTACCTGCCCGCCTTTGCCACCTTGGCGGGAGTGGTCTCCAATCTTGGGGATCAATTCAGTTCGGAGATCGGCTTCTTTGAGAGCATGGGGAGCGACCCCTCCACCAACTTCTCGGTGATCTCCACGGCGGAGACCCGCTCCGCGCTGCTAGGGCGGCGCAAGGTGGCCGTGCAGGATGTGAACGGTGCCCCCGTGGTGACCACCACCTATGTGCCCCCGCTCTTTGTCGGGATGACCATCGGAGTGAGTGACACCTCCTCCATGTTTGAGGGCCAACGCATCCGCATTGGCACCATAGCTTGGGAGGTGACCGCGGTGGTGGGTGCTGCCACCATCCGCGCCCGCCGCATTTGGGGCAGCCCCAACACTCCGATCCCAATGATTCTTGCGGGGCAAGAGGCGGTGGGCATGGTGGTCTATGACCTCTTTTTATCCACCGGGGGCGTGGAGGGTCTCCCGCTGGTGGTCTCTACGGCGGAGGTCACGGCCACCAGCCGATCGGAGGAGGAAGTGATCTTTCGCGGGCAGATCACCAAGGTTGGGGTGGAGACCTCACGCGGGGCATCCAATCAGATCACCGTGCAATGCGGCAGCCTCATGGGCTACCTCCGCAACGCCCCCTTCCGCCCTCCGATTAGCAATGATTCCACTCTTCTAGCCTCCCCAACTAGCTTTGATCCGTTGCTTCTTGGCGTGGCGGCGGGCATTGGAGGATTGGTCACCAAGACCAACACCGGGGTCTATGGCGTGCCAACATGGGCAACGGAAGGCGCGCCCGTGGATCCAGATGATGCCTACAAGACCTCAATGAGGGCGTGGCAGGTGCGGGATGGGGGGCGGGGGTGTGTTATCCCTTACAGCACTGACCCATGGTCTAATGGACTCCAAGTAGATGGGCAAACCGCCACAATGGATTTTGCCACGGGTGGCCTTGGTTGGCTCATAGTCTTTGATTCAAGTTACTACACCCCCAACGGTAGCAGCCCTCTCACTATGAGCATGGGCGTCATTGCTAATGGATTTAGTGAAAGCACTCCCGGGGGTTTTCTGTTCAATGTGACCTCGGGGAGTGAGAGCGCGTTTGTGTGCAAAACTAGCACACCCGATTACATAATGTTATTAGATCTGCTATTTGGCACGGTTGACGATTATTTTGGCACTTATGGATGGCGAGGGGCCACCGAGGCCGCTTGGTTGCCCTATGCTGAGGATGAGGCATCCACCGATGTGGTGGATCTTGCCTCCCTTGAGGCGTTGCTCCAAGGCCGTGAGGATGTATTCCCCAACACCACTGATGGCACCCTAGAGGTTCCACTTTTCCGCGTGCTCCCCTATGATGCGGGCAACGCCAAGACCGTGGGGGATGTCCTTGGGCTCATCCTCAAGCGGCTTGGCGGCTTCATGGTCTATGACCGGGGCAAGCTCCGCTTTGGCTCATGGGCAGTGAATAACCCGATCCCCACGGTGGTGGACGATGAGGCCTTGGCGGAGCCCGCGATCTCCTTGGACTTTGACCGCAACGCTTGCCTCCAAACGGTGGAGGTGGAGTGCGGGGTCTACCGGGTGAGCAATGATTCGGGATCGGATGCCCGGAGCACCATCAAGCGGCCCGTGAGCAACCTTGACCTTGGCGCGGTGGGCATTGGCAAGACCACCCAAATGGGCAGTTTCACCGCTTCGCCCGAGGGCGCTGAAACGGTCAACAACTTCATCCTTGGCAGTTCATGGTTTGCCAATGCCAACCAAGCGATCGTGCGATACTCCCAACCCGCTGCCAAGGTGGTGGTCACCTACCGGGATGCGGTGAGCGATCTGGTGGTGGGTGAGACCGTGGCCTTCTCCACGGCCTACCTCCCAAGCGCCACGGGTGAGATGGGGGTGACGCTGGCCACGGGGATCGTGCTCAAGGCGGCCCGCTCATGGAAGACCCCCTCCACTGAGTATTCCCTTCTCCTCTTTGGCTATGTGGGGGCCAGCGCCTCCAAGGTGCCCCTCATTGGAGCCTCGGCCCGTTGCACGGGGGTGGTCACGGGCAACGATGTGGAGGTGGAGCCCGTTTGGTTCACCCGCGGCTCTTCGGCCACGGGCGGGGCTCCCACCTCCGATGTGGCGGCCTTTGGCCAGACCGCGATTTTGGCGGGCACTGATTCAGTGGCCGTGGTGCTCCTTGATGCCAATGGCACCGAGGTGGGCGGCGGTGCTGACTTGGCCACGCCCATTGTGGCAACCAATGAGCTCCGCTTCCCCGGAGCGCCTTTCCTTGGCACCACCATCCTCCCGGGCTATGTGATCACCTTGGCCAACTTCCCCCAAGGGTGGGATGCCTTGCAAGCGGCCTCCGATGGCACGGTGTCTGGTGATGCGGCCTTGGCCTTCCCGTGGGTGACCTAATGGCATGGAGCAAGCTAGACGAGGATAGGGCCGCGGCGGATGAGCCTTGGAGCGCCTTCTTGCTCAAGGGGCTCACTGACAATGTGAACGCCTACGCGGCTGAGCTGGCCCCGGGCTTTGCCGCCGCATGGAGCTACCAGCATCCGCCCAAGTGGGCCTCCCTGCTATCCTTTGCGGGCACCACCGTGGTCTTCAATTGCGGGCGCAAAGCTACGGCTTGCACCTTTGCCCTCAACTTTGACCATCACCCCACTCTCACGGGGTATCTCATGATCTCCCACCCCGCCACGGGAGCATCGGTGGTGGAGGAGATCACCGGGGGCACGGCGGTGGTCTCCATGACCCTAGCCCTACCCACCCCGCAAAGCGGCCCCCAAGAGTTTCAAGTGCTATACAAGAGCTCAATGGCGGAAGAGAGCCTTGGAGACTTCGATTGCTTCACGGCCATTGGCAACCAAGTGGCGGTGCGCAATGGCACCCTCAATGTGGCGGCCAACGCGGGGCGGCAATTTTGGGCCTTGGTGCTCACCAGCTCCAATGTGGATGATGGGCAGCCGATCGCTCCGGGTGGCTTCCATCAATACCAGATCGGGCGGGTCAACCCCACCACCACGGCGGGCGGCGGCAATCATGCGGATGGCTACCTCATCACTTGGCCCGATGTGGAGACCAACCCCCCGATCCTCCGCTCCACCTCTACCTTTGTGCAACAAGCCCCCAACTATGTGCAAGGGGATATCTTTGAGCTCTCTTGGATCTCGCTTCTTGGCGTGGGCTTCAAGGTGACCGCCAACGCGGCCTCCAAGGTGCCCATGGTCTATGCCCACGACCTAGCCCAATCGGTGGGGGGCATCCCTCGCTCCCAACGGCTCTTTGCGGGCAACCAACTCATTCAAGTGGCGGCCTCGGCCTCCAAGGATGAGGGTTTCTTGGGGTGCATAGTGGAGCCAGATGCGCCGCTCTTGAAGTTCTACGCATCGGATGAGAATGGCACGGCCAACCTCACCCTCCGCTTCCGCGCCTTGGTCTACCAACCCACGTTTACCCCTCCCACTTGCACCATCTCAGTGGTGGAGGTCTTGCCCGGCCCCAACTTCAATCCTCTTTTGAGCTTTGATCTTGGCATCCTTGCGATCCCCTTGATGCGGCCTCGCAACTCATTTGAGCAAAGGGGGTTTTGCACGCTGGCCATCAATGGGGTCAACCTTGGCGCGGATGAGTGGGGCATGGCCGATGCAAGCTTTGGCATGGATCTCATGAGCCCGCCAATCATTGAGCAAACCCTCCGTTTTCCCGTGCAAAGGGTGGGAGCCACAAGTGCGATCTATGCCATCCAAGTGGACTTCACCTCGGCGGTCTATGTGGCCTCCTTCTACCTTGGCGGAGGTTAGCCATGGGCTTCTCGGTTCCTAACACCCTGCCCACCTTGCCCGCCTATGGGCTGCCCCCCAATGTGATCCGGGCAAGCTACGCCCTCAACCTCATCCAAACCGATGCTTTCCAATTCGCCACCTCACGGCGGAAAGTATGCAACCTCTTCACCATCTCACCCTTGCCCGCGGGCTCGGAGGTGCGGGTGGCGGAGTTCTTCTATTACCCACTTGGCACCTCCGCGGGCTCCTTGGAGATCGTCCTTTACAGTGAGGCGGTGGATGTGAAGATCTCTAGCCTCACCAGCGGGGTGGATGTGACCCTCGGAGGGAGCGGCGCGGCGGATGTGCACACGGGCACCCTCACGGGCCTCACCAGCGTGCCACAAATCATGCGGATCGCGGTCACCGATCTTGGCTCGGGCTACATTGTGGGCCTCTTCATGTATGAATCTTCTCTCACGGCGGGCGAGCTCCCCTAACCCTCAAGGCAACCCATGGCATTTCTAACTTTCCCCCGCGCTGCCAAGGCGCTCATTGGCTCCAAGCTCCGGGCCACCTCCTCGGGCGTGAGCCTTGCCACTCCTTGGGGGTCTCACTTGGATTTTGATGTGAGCACCTCGGAGGCGGCTGAGCTGGCCAGCCTCTTTGAGGGCTTGGCGGCGGCCTTCCGCGCTAGGGGTGCGGTGGCTCCCGCTGCCACCGTAGCGGAGGAGCCCGCGCCCCCTGCTAGTGAGGCCGTGGAGAGCGTGGAGGCCCGTGAGGCCTTCCCTGATGTTGACCCCCATGTAGTGGCCTTGCCCAAGGTCAAGCGGGCCTATGTAAAGAAGGGGGCCAAGTGAGCCTCAAAGCGGGGCTGGTGGTCTCGGCGCTCCGGGAGCTCTCTCTCCATGTAGTGGAGGAGGGTGGCCCCAATCGCGGGGCCAAGGTGGAGAGTTACCAGCGGGCCGCGGGGTTGCATCCCGGAGACCCGTGGTGCGCCGCCTTTGTGGCTTGGAATGTGGCAACGGCCAAGGGCGTGGCCAAGCCTCCCTCTTGGACTAGCGGATCGGCCATCACTACATGGCACCGCGGCTCTCGCGGGCTTGCGGCTGGTGACAAGGCCACCCCGCTTGAGGGGGAGGCGCGGCTCAAGGTAGAGCCCGGTTGGGTATGGGTGCGGGCGACCACCGCCAAGGATGCGGACGCGGCCCGCAAGGGAGGATGGGTCAAGGGCCATTGCGGGATCGTGGTGGCAGTGGATGAGGTGGGCTTCCACACGGTGGAGGGCAACACAAATAAGGCGGGCAGCCGTGAGGGGGATGGGGTGTGGGGCAAGCTCCACAAGTGGGAAGATGCGGCGCTCATGGGGCGCACCGTTGGTTGGTTTGACCCGGATGCAACGGAAGCGGCGGCGGCGGCTCCAAAGGCTTGATCTTTTGCCCCGTTTGGTCAAAACGGGCTCCCGTATCCTTCCCACTCTTGGGGGTCTCCATGCTCAAGCTCACACACTCCAAAGGTCCGCTCAATGGCGGCCTTGCGATCGGTGCCATCCTTGGCGCTGCCATCCCCATCTTGGCGGTGGCTCTCACGGGCGGGGTGGCAGCGGTGCCCCTCACGCTATGGCTAGGCCTTGGCGGTGCCTTTGCGGGCCTCTTTGCGGGCAATGTGGAGCCCAAGACCGCGGTGGAGAGGGCGCTTGATGCGGATGCGGCCAAGGCTGGTGGCTCGGATGAGTGAGCCCAAGGTCACGGGCAGCTTGGAAGCGGTAGCCTCCCGTGCGGTGGTCACCCTGCCAACAGCGTGGCGGATCTTCACGGGGATCGGCTCCTTTGCCTCCACGGCCCTCTTGGTGATCCTCTCCTTTGTGGGCCAGACCGTGAGAGCCGAATGGGTAGAGCTGCGGGCGGAGCTCAGTGAGATCCGGGCCAAGCTTGCGGAGCAACCCGACCCGGAGGAGTTCCGCGCCTTGCGAAGCAAGGTAGAGGGGATCAATGAGAAGGTGATCCGCATTGAGGCCCGCTTTGATGAGTGACCGCTTGCCATGCCTCCCACGCTGGTGAGCCCTTGACGGCCACGCTCTTGGTGGCCTCATCCCACGGGGCAAAGGGGCGGAGCGGCCCGCCATCTTGGATGCGGAGCACTCGGCGGCCTCCGATGTTTCCCCGCTCCCGCTTGGGTAGGGGATAGGTCAAAGCCGGGTCGGTGGTGGAGATGAGCGGCACTAGGTCTTGGATATCAGACCACCAGCAGCCCGCTTGACCGCTTGAGGCCCATTGGCCTTTGGGCAGCCCTCGCACCACAAAGACCAAGACCACGCGGGTGGAGTATCGCTCCGCCACCTTGGCATATTTCTCTATGTGCTCCACCTCCATGATGGTGGAGAGGGGGCCGTTGGTGTGAGGCTCTTGCCACCAATCCCGTTTAGCCTTCACCTCCACCAAGGTGACCCCTTGGCCCGCATCCATGCTGATCAGGTCGGGGATGGGGAGGCCGTGGGAATCGTGATAGGCGGCCTTGCCCTCCACCTCATCCGCCCGCCACACTCTCCGATCCTTTTGGTGTGAGAGGTAGCGGAAGATCGCCTCTTGCGCCTCAAGGCCAAAGGCCTTGGCCTCGGCCCACGGCTTGGGGTCAAAGCGGCTCACTTGTCACCCCCGCTGGTGGTGTTGCGGAGTGCCTTTTGCTCCCGCTTGAGGATGCCTTGGAGCGCCCTCTCAAGCCGCTTGGCCTTGGCGGCGGCTGCTATGCCATCGGCCAGCTCTTGGAGCTTGGCCTTGGCCCTCTCCTCCCTTGCCGCCCGTTGCTTGGCGGTGCGCTCCCGCTCCTTGGCCGCGGCCTTGGCCTTGACCTTGGCAGCATAGGCGGGATCGGCGGCCACGCGGGCATTGTGGAGATCCCGCCGCCGTGCATACTCCTTTGCCTTGCGGGCTGAGATGGCCTCCGGGGTGTTGCGGGCAGCCTTGGCGGCGGCCTTGATGGCTCGGGCTTCCGCATTGCGGATACGGCTCCGCTCCCTTTGCTTGGCCTTCCATTGGGCGTTGTATTCCTTATCTTTGGCCCGCTTCTCGGCCAGCCGCTTGGCATGGGCAATGTTGGCGGCCTTGGCGGTCTCCTTGCGGCGGGCCTCACGGGTGGCCTCCACCGCGGCCTTCTTGGCCTCGGCCTCTTGCTCCTTGGCGGCCTTCTCCGCTGCTATCGCGGCAATGCGGGCCACGGCCTCCGCCTTCTCCTCCTCGGTGAGGCGGGGGCGGGCCTTGGGGGTCTTGCGGGTGGAATGGCGCGCCCCCGTATCCTTGAGGCGCACCCATCCCTTGCTCTCCCCGGGGGCAAGAGGGGCAGGGGCGGCGGCGGGGGCTACGGTGGCAAGGGCCAGCGGTTCAACCTTGGGGATGAGGGCCACCGCGGCCTTCTTGCCATGGCGGCGGATGGCTTGCACCTCCCGGAGCGTGGGGGTATCTTGGGAGCGGTTGCGCCCTCCGCCGTTGCGGGTGCGGGCCTCTTGCTCCTTGGCCTTGCGATTCTCATGGGCGAGCCAAGTGTTGAGAGCTGACACCAGATCGCAAGATGCCTCCCACGGGGTGAGTTCGGGCATGGGGAGGGTGGCAAGGAGTGGGGAGAGCCAAGCGCCGCGGGCTATCACTAGGCGGCGCACGGCGATGGCTTCGGGGTGGCCAGCCTTGACGCGATCGTTGGCAACGCGGTGGCGGATGGCGGCGGGATGTTGGGTGGTGATAGCGGTCACGGGTCTCCAAAGAGTGAGAGTTGGCGGGTGGATTCATAGGCGGCGGCGGCCTCCTCGGCCTCCAAGCGGAGGGCAAAGCGGATGCGGGCAGCGGCGATCTCAAGGTAGGCGGGATCAAGGTCGCACCCCACAAAGCGGGCACCCTCCAAGATGGCGGCCTTGCCCGTGGAGCCCGACCCCATGAAGGGATCTAGGACTAGGCCACCGGGCGGGGTGACTAGGCGCACAAGGTGGCGCATGAGCTCAGTGGGCTTGACGGTGGGATGGTGGTTGCGCACCACCTCACGGGTGCGGGATGCCCCTGCCCGGGGGTTGTCGAGGCCCGCGGTGCCCTCTTGGCGGGAGGTCGCATCCGCGCCCGTGCTGGTGGCCAGCTCTTCGCACCCCTCCTCCCGATCGGCGGTGGAGGTCTTGGCGCAATAGAAGAAGCGGGAGGCCTCCCCAAGCGGCTCCAAGACCTCCGGGGAGCCATCGTGCATGAAGTTGGCGGGCCAGCGGCCTTGAGTGCTGCCCGTTGCATAGGAGGGCGCAAGGTTGCCCCCGTGATAGCCCATCTCGGCGGTGTTGCGGCGGCTGGTGACCTCCGCCCCTACCCTACACCCATCCACATTGATGGCCCCCGTGCCATGCTTCAAGAGGTTGGCGGCCACGGTGCCCTCCAAGGGCTTGCGGGCCATGAGGATCGGCTCCCACGCGGGCTTGAGGGCGGTGCCCCATCCTTGCCATGCGGAGGCCTCGGGGGTGGCGGGGCTAGTGAGGTCAAAGGTGCCCGGGCTTGCATTGAGACGGGCACGGTGGCCCGCTTCGCTCTCGGGCCTATTCCAAGAGGTGGCTTGCCCCACCACCTCCCGCGTGGCTCCCGCTGCCCGATCGATCGCCTTGGATGCGTCAAGCGACTTGGGGAAGCCCGACCCATAGACCCAACAGCAGCAATCTCGGATCTCCCACCCCGCATCCTCAATGGCAACGGCCATGCGGTGAAAGGCGCGGGTGCCACCAAAGGCCAAGAGATAGGCTCCGGGCTTGGCGACCCTCAAGGCCTCCGCCCAAAAGGTGACACCGGGCACGCCCCGATCCCACTCCTTGCCCATGAAGCCCCGCCCGCTGGTGGCATCCTCCAAGGTGGTGGTGGGGCCGCTGGCCAGCCCGTAGGGTGGATCGGTCACAATGGCATCCACCGAGGCCGCATCCATGGCGGCCATGCTCAAGCGGCAATCCCCGAGGTGGAGAGCGTAGCGGCTCACGGCTCCCCCTTATCTTCCAAGAGGAGGGCGGTCACATAGCCAAAGAAGGTCACCATGAGGATGGTGAGGATGGCATTGGAGCGGGTGCCCGGTGCAAGGCCCATGGTGGAGACCTTGGCCACCAGCAGCCCGCCAATGAGCCACCCAACAGCCCGCCAAAGGCTTGGAGGCTTGGGCACCCTCACGGGGCACCCTTGGGCAGCTGGCCCGCTCCCGCGTGAAAGGCTGCCAAGGTGGCCAGCCCGATGGTGCGCCAATCCTTGCCAAAGGCCCGGAAGCCAAAGTCTAGGCCGCGGGCCTTGGCGATCGCGAATTGGTAGCCCGTGAGGCTACGGTCAAGGCGCAAGTGGAGCTCAAAGCATCCATAGGTGGCGATCAAACTATGGCCCCAAGGGTCGGGGCTCCACACTCCGCCAAAGGTGGCCTCAAGCTCCTCTACGGTGGGGAGGGTAACAGCGGGCAAGGTGCTCATGGGGTCACGGGGGTGAGGGGTTGGGCGATTGTGGCCACTTGGCCAGAATTGGATTGTGGCCACTTGGCCAGAATGCGCGGGAATGCGCGATTATGCGCCAAGCTTCCAAGGGCCGTGGGTGCGTGCCCACTCTGCTATCCATACCGCATCACACTCGGCCAGCGTGAAGCGGCGGCCCCATCGGGCCTCGGCCAGCTCCTTGAGGGCTCTCTTGTGCGCGGTGGGGGTCTCCCGCTTGGGGAGGCCAAGATCACGCTGCCAAGCGGAGGGGGTCACGCTCTCCACCTTGACCTCGGAGCAAAGGAGGCCACCGATTGCCTCCCCATAGACCCTCCCAAAAGTGAAGGTGGAGGCTACCCCTTGGCGGGGCATGGCTCCCACCCGCTCAATGGCGGCGGAGAGGTCGGGCTCAAGCTTGGCCACGGCCCGGATATGGTCGGCCACAATGAGGGCGATCCGCCCATGGGTCTCGGCCTCGGAGAAGCGGGAGATCTCAAGGATGGCTCCCGCGCTGGTGAGGCTAGCGATCGCCCCGTTGCAGCCCGGGTCAACGCCTAAGAAGATGCGGCTCATTGGGCGGCCTCAAGGGCGGCAACCAAGGCCTCGGCCTCGGTGGTGGCGCAAATGCCAAGGCCGATGCTGGCCCCATCTTGGAGCCGTGCTCCCTTCACATACCAGCCCCCATCGGGCAGCAGGTAAACCCCTTGGCCCCATACCTCCCGCACCAAGGCCAAGAGGCAACCAAGGGTGGCGGGATCCAAGAGGTCGGGGCGGGTGCCCTCATATGGCTCTGAGCTCTGCTCAGTGTGGCGGAAGGTCACCCGCACCTTGAACCCGGTGAATGGCCCTTCCGCACTTTCAAGATAGGCGGAGGCGCTCGGAGGGTAGATCACCAGCATCCCGGGCATCCACCGCCAACGGCGGCAAGCCACGGCTCGGCGCTCCAACTCTTCGAGGTTCTCTAAGGGTTCGGTGCTCATGGCGCACCTCCCGCTTCACGCTTCACGCGGGGCCGCCGCCTAGCAGCGTTGGCCGCCAACCTTGCGGCGCTTGGGTAGTAATAGACCCCCGCCTTGACCCGTGGCCATGCCTCAATGGCCGCTTGGAGGGCCACCGCTGCCCGGATGGCATCAAGATCCACGGTGGGAGCCTCACCAGCCTCCAATGAGCCGCGGCGGAGGCCTAGCAGCCCTTCCCACCACTCATGCAAGAAGGCGCTCTTGAGCGTGCTTCGTACCCGCACCGCCAAGGTTTGACGGCTCACCCCAAGCCCGCGGGAGAGGTGGGCTTGCGTGCCATAGATCTCCGCCACCCGTGCCCGGATGATGCCCGGAGCCTTATCATAGGTTACGCCCATGGAAACTCTCCCGCGCTCTCATCCTCTAAGGCCGCATCCATGCCATCACCGCGGGCATCCACCACGGGGGTGGCCTCATCCTCATTGGGCACCACGGCGGGCGGCGGCGGGGGCACCATGCGGGCACCACCAACGGCCACGGGCACCGCCTCTACCCTCACCCGCTCGGGCTGGTAGAGAGGAGCCTCCGCCTTATCGGCCAGCTCCAAGGCATCGGCCATGGAGACCGAGCGGGGCAGATACTTGGCAGCGCGGCGCAACACGGTCTTGCGTGCCATCTCCGCCCAATCGGTGGCCCATGGGCCGCTCTTGCCCGCCCGTGCCCGGTTGCGGATGGCATCCACGTCCTCCTTGGCCATCCACTCGAAGACGTGCTCTCCGCTGGTGAGCACCGCGTGGCAATAGACCCCAAGGATTGGATCGCCTCCCTTGCGGCGGAGGTTGGGGTGGTGGCGGAAGGGCGGGGTGCTCTCCAAGGTGACCTCAAAGAGATCCGAATCATAGACCACGCGGGCTGAGATAGCAGCGATCTCCCCGGAGCGGCGGATGAGCTGCAAAAGGCCTTGGTAGCCCACAATGAGGGTGCACTCGGTGCCATGGGGCACAAGGTAGCAAGAGCCCAACACATGGGGCTCAAGGCCGAGCTGGCTTGCCATCATGATGGCGGCCATCACGCTAGGCGGGGAGCACTTGGAGAGGCCGGGATTGGTGCGGAAGGCCGTGAGGGCAAGGCGCACCATGCGATCGGGCGTGAGGTGGGCGGGCAGGGCCGCCCGCATTTGCTCCTTGGTGGAGGCGGAGAGGAGCCACTCGGCTACAGGGTGATCTTGGCGGGCTAGTTGGGTGCTCATGCGGGTCTCTCTCTGGTGGTGGCCCATGGTGGGCCGTGGGGAAGGGGGCAAGGCGGGGGTTGCACCCGCCCCTTGGGGCTACTCCCCTTTGCCCTTGCGCGGTGCGGTCACGCGGCAAGACGGGCTCACGGTGGTCACCTTGCGGAAGGCCGCCGCGATCTCCGGGTGGGCAGCCTCAAGCCCCTTGGCATCAAGGCCCACCCGCTCCGATGCGGCGGAGAAGGCGCTCTTCACGCCCGAGGGCGCGGCCAGCTTGGCGGCCACCTTGTGCGCCTCAAGGATCACCCGCTTGGCCTCATCTTGCTCCGCCTCCAAGGCCTTGATCTCCGCTCCGAGGGCCACATAGCGATCCATGGCGGCGGCCACCTCGGGCTCCGCTTCCGCTGGCCCTTCCGCCGCGGGGTGGATGGTGCGGGCGATATCTTCCAGCTCATCCGCATCCGAGGCATCCGGGAGGCGGCCTTGGGGGTCTTGCACCCATGCCATCACGCTCTTGGCCACGGTGGTCACAATCTCCGCCGCATCTCGGTTGGCCTCAATGGGGATGAGGTGGAATTGGTAGACCGTCCAAACCGCAAGCCATCCAAGGGGGCACCCGGTCACGGCCAGCTGAGCTTGCACTTGCCACCAATAGGCAAGGCGGAGGTCACCAGCGGGCACGGCGGAGAAGTCACCATCGGCCACCGCATCCCAATCCGAGCGGGAGCGGTCAAGCTTGGCCTCCACGGTGGCCAACACGCGGGAGCTATCCACCTGGTAGACCAAGCCATCGGGCGTGGCGGAGGCTGCCCCATCGGAGAAGGCCCGCTCATTGCCTCTGAGCTCACACCCGGGGGCAAGGTCAATGTGGCGGAGGGCAATCTTGAGGATCACCTCCTCCGCATCTCGGCCCGCGGCCATGGCTTCATTGCCCGCGGGCGGAGCCACCAGCGCCAAGAGGTCACGCTTGGAGAGGATGAGGCCAAGGAGGCCACCGTAGGGGCTCACGCCGATGGCGCGGGCCACCTCGGATGCGCCAAGGGTGGTGCCACGGGCGCGGTGCCACTCCGGGGAATCCTTGGGGAAGGCGGGCATGGCCACCGCCGAAACATTGGGGAGGATGAGGTCAAACATTGGAGTAGCCATCCGCGATCAAAGTGAGGGTGGTGGCGGCCTCTTGGGTGTAGACCATGAGCTTGGCCAGCACGGTGGTGAGAGGCTCCGAGGTGGCCAGCGGTTGCCAATCCACGATCGCGCTGGTGGTCATGGTGCTCATCACGGGGAGCACGCTGGTGGTGGGCAGCCCCGCCCAACCCTTCTTGGTGGGCTCCACGGCGCGGGAGAGGTGGAGGTGGAGAGCGCCCTTGGTGGTGGAGCTTGTGCTCACATTGAGGCGGTAGACCACCGAGGCTCCGGGCACGGGGATGGTGGTGCCAAAGGCCGCATCTCCAATAGAGCAAAGCGTGGGAGCCCACTCGTGATCGGTGGTGGCAAAGGCCTCATGGAGAAGAGGCAAGAGGATGGCGAGGGTGACATGATCCATGGCGGGTCTTCCTTTGCCCTTGCGGGCGGTTTGCGGGGGTGCATCCCCGCGGGTGAGTGCTCTTGGGTGGTCTTGCGCCACCCGGAGGGCTTGGCCCGAGAGCGGGGCGACTAGGCCGCGGCGGCCATCTTGGTGAGCTCAGCTTTGCGCTCCTTGGTGAGCGTGCGGCCAAAGAAGCCAATCCCAAACTTGGCGCATCCCGCGTTGCGGTGGAGTGCAAAGTGGGCGCTAGTGTCACCTTGCTCTAGGGCAACGGCGGCGGCGCGGGTGTTGGTAGCAAATGAGATACGCTCCCGGAGATAGGCGGCTTCGGTCTTGGTCAAGGTCTCGGTGCTCATGGCGGGTCTCCAATGTGGGGGTGCATCCCCGTGGTGTGAGAGAGCTACTAGAGGGCGGTTTACACGGTGTCAACACTTACTTGCGCCCTTTTGCATTATTTTTCGATCTTCCGCATGGCCCACGCTGCCAAGGCTTGAGCCTCGGAGAAGTTGGCACCCGCGCCACGGGCCGCGTCAACGGAAGCGGAATAGGAGCGGAGATCGCTGCCCGTCCGATCGTGGGTGATCTGAGCTGCCCGGATGGCACGGGCCGCCGCCAAGGTGCTGGCCATAGCTCAGCCCTCCCAAGAGGTGGTGCGATTCATGCGAAGGCAATCCCGCACCTTGGTGGAGAGCCCCGCGGCCTCCGCCCCATCCCAAAGGGCACGGTTGCGGGCGGAGAAGGTGGGATGGTCAACACGGTCTTGGTAGAGGTCTTCCACATTGGCCATCACCTCCAAGGCAATGGCAACGGCGGGGGATGAGGGGGCCAGCAGGGGCGCGGCAATGGCCGAAGCAATCCCCGCTTGGTTGGTGACCTCACGGGCGCAAGCAAAGGCATTGGCCACATGGCGGGCGCGGGAGAGCTTGGTGGTGCTCATCTCGGCGCAAGAGGCCTCAAGGCGGGCAAGCGTTGCATTGGCCATAGCAGCCTCCGCCGCATTGATGAGCTCCGGGGGGCTGGTGGGGCTCAAGGCATCAAAGATCGCTTGCGCGGTGGTGGTGGCAAGCTCCGCAATCTCGCGGGCGGTTTCAGGGGTCATGGGGGTCAACAGCATGGCGGGTCTCCTTGGAGGGGGTTGGGTTAGGTGGGAAGCGTGGCGGCAAAGCGGCGGCGGAGGTCAAGGAGGCGGAGCGCCTCAAGCTCAAGGAAGAGGTGCCAAGCCCGATCCTCATGGTCGGTAGCAGCGGAGGCCGCGGCGGAGTGGTGCTCCACCGCTCTTTCAAGGCGGGCAATGGTCTTGGCCAGCAGCTCGGCGGTGGTCTCGGCGGTGGTCTCGGTGGTCATGGCGGGCTCCAATGGGTGGGGGGTGGGGTTAGGCGGCAACGGCGAAGGTGGCCTTGAAAGCGGCCTCACACTCGGCGGCGCGATCCTCAAAGGCAAAGGCGTTGCCCCGTGCCCATGCAATGTAGGCCGTGCGAACCTCCACCCGGATGTTGGTGGCCGCATCCTTGGCGCTCTGGTGGAAGCGGTGGGCCTCCGAGCGGGCGCGGCGCATCTCATCAAAGAGCTGGCCAGCGGTGAGGCCTTCAATGGTGCCAAAGGTCTTGGTGGGGGGGAAGGTTGTCATGGCGGGCTCCTCGGTGGCGGGCAGTGCAATTGCCCTTGGTGTGAGGATGTTACTAGGTGGCGATTGACGCGGTGTCAACTGCTACCCTACGGAATTTCACTATCTCCCCGATCGTGCTCTTCTCCGCACAATTCCGATAGTTGGCGGCTCAAGCGGTAGCACCACGGGCTCCCGCCTCCGAGATAGATCTTGTGGGTCGATCTTCCCTCGCCCTTCACCAGCTCACCACGATCCAAGAAGGTGGCCACCGTGGCCTTCACATTGAGCCCGCGGCTCTTGAGGTAGTCGTGGAGAGCATCGGGCACCAAGTAGACCGCCCGCTGGCCGAGCTCCTCCCGCATCCGCCCAATGATGCTCATGGAGTTCTCCGGGGCGTTGGCGTGCCATTGCATCCGCGCCCGATTGGAGGCCACCCATGCCACCACGCCCTCAATGGCATGGGCCGCCTTGTCGGCCTCCGCTCCCTTGGCCAAGATCGCCTCAAGCTCAGCCTTGGAGAAGAGATCGGAGATATCGCTCTGAGCCTTCCACTCAAGCCCAACAGCCTTGCGGAAGAGCCACCATGCCACCTCCATCTCCGCAAGGTAGAGGGCGATCCGTTGGATGGCTTCCGTGCCACTCATGGCGGGGGGCCGTGCCAAGGCATAGGTGGCCGCCCGCTTCTCCACCATGGCCCTGAGCTCAGCCCGCTCCTCGGCGCTGGTGGCCAGCACCCAATCCACAAAGGCCCGACCCGCAACCCCATGGTTGACCTCGGTGCCCTTGGCCGCCGCTTGGAGCGCCTTCTTGGTCTCCGGGCTATCTCCGCCAAAGATCGGCCCCCATACGGTGACACAACGGGCCACCAGCCCGCCCGCCTCTCGCATCCCTGCTAGTGGGGTCTCTCCCGTGGAGATGAGCACCGATTCATAAGTGGCGCTCTTTTGGGTGCCCGTGATGGTGCCCCGCGCCTTGCCCCTCCCTTGGGTGATCTCATAGACCCAATTGCCCGCCGCCGTGAGGTCGTCGGCAAGCTGGCTCTCATCCCGGAAGATGGGCAGCCCCCGCATGGCACCCGCGATCCGCTCCGAGGCGGTGTTGGTATCCTTCCAATTGCCCACGATGCGACCCGTGCCCCAAATGGAGGCCGCAAGCTTAAGGGCCGTGGTCTTGCCCACTGAGCTATTGCCCGAGAGGTCTAGAGCGAAGGCGGAGCCCACGGGCGCGAAGATGCGGAGCAACGGGGGCACCACCGCCGCGGCCATGGCATAGGCGGCCCGTGGATGCGCCTTGAGCACGGGCTCAACAGCTGCCCGCCACCCTTCCACGCTACCGCTGGCCATTACCGCCTTCACGGTGTCACGCTGCTCTCCCTCAAGGAGCCCCATGCGGAGATCCATGCTGGCCGCCCCTTCCGCAAAGTGCACCCCATCAAAGCCCCGCACAAAGGCGGAGCCATCGGGGAGCCACCCGGTGGAGCTGGCCAAGGCCACCGTGGGCCACTTGGGCTTGCGCCCCAATCGGGCAGCCTCCGCCTCATCTTGATCCATGAGGGCGATCGCCCCGTCAATGTAGTCAACCAAGACCTTGGCGGTGTTGCTACTCACGGGCAGCCCCTTGCGCCGCCAAGCCACCAGCAGCCGCGCTTGGCAAGCCTCCGCCGCGGGCACCTCCTCGCCCTCGGCCCGTTGGCTACCGTGAGCCAAGGTCACATAGTGGTCACGGGTCTCAAGGCTCACGGCCCGACCTCGCACCCAAATTGCGGGGTAGCATACTGACACCCACTCGGTCTTGCCCTTGGTGGTCACCACCTTGCGCAAGAGGTGGCCTCCCTCCTCCCGCCACCCATCGGGCATGGGGTGGAGCATCTCCCGCGGGCTCACTACCTCCACCGCACTCTCCACCTCTTGCGGGGCCATTGGAGGCTCTACCGCGGGCCGCCCGCACAAGGCCACCCGCACCGCCTCAAGGCCAAGGGAGGAGTGGAGATCGTTGTAATCGGTGCCACGCTCCGGGTGACCCGCTGGCCACTCGGGCACTAGCAGCCTCGCCCCTACCGCATCCGCCGCGGCCTTGCCCGCCTCAATGCCAACATTGCGATCGCTCTTCCAATCATCATCACCCGCCACCACCAGCGTGGCCCGCGGTGCCTTCGCCCGTGCCATCTTGGCCACCGCCATGAGCTGCCCGCTATCCATGGCGCACAAGACCGTCCACCCCGTGGCCTCCGCAATGGAGAGCCCCGTGGAGTAGCCCTCACAAATGGCGATCGTGCCCGGGAGCCCCTTGATGGCATGATAGGTGCCCGCCCGCCGCGCCCCCTTCTCATAGGTCTTCACCCATCTCTCACTCTCACGATCCCACCAGATGCGTTGGAGGTTGACCACCGCACCCGTGCCATCCTTGAGCGGGAGGAGGAGCGTGTTGCCCTTGCGATAGCTGCCCGCCGCCGCCGCCACGCCCTTGGTGGCAAGGTAGCCAAAGGAGCCCGAGGCCTTGCCCGCCTCCTCCACCACCGCCAACACCCGCACCGCGGCCTCACCAGCCTCCTTTGCCCGGGCAGCCTCACGGGCCTTGCCCGCCGCCACCGCCGATGCATGGAAGGCTTGCACCTCCGCCGCGCTCATCTCTGAGCTAGCCCCGCGGTGGCTCCACTTGGTTGCCCCCTGACCATCCGCCCAATTGCCAAACGCCCCGGAGGCCACTCCATCGGAGTGGAGGAGATACCAGCCCGCCTCCTTGCCCTTGCCCTCCACCTCGCAACGGTGAATCTGACCATCCGCCACCAGCTCACGGATCACTAGCCCACGCCCGCGGGCCGCCTCTACAAAAGATGCCTCTACCTCTCCCATCGAATCCTCCGAGGTTGCAAAAAGATCGCTGCCCCGCTATCATGCGGAGCACCGGGTGGCCGCTTGGTGCAATCTTGCGGCCTCCCCTATGATGCCACCTTGGCGGCCCCCCGTCAAGATAGCGCGTCAACAGACACCACCTTGAGCGCCTCCCCCCCTCCATGGCGCTCAAGGTGGTGATCCGTGGGGCAAGACCTCCAAGAAGGCCAAACCTTCCCAACCTTCCCAAAACCAAAAGCAAAGTGGGAAGAGAGGGAATGTGACCTAGAGCCTTTGATCTTTGGGCATTTTTTGATCCTTCTTCCCACTTTTCCCACTTTTCCCACTCATATTGCCTTATGTGCGGGCGCGACCCCCTCCCCCCTCTCACCAGCTCACCCCCTCAAGTGATCCCTATATAGTCCACATGGAGTGGGTAAACTGGGAAGAAGCCCGTTTTTGGACCCTAACACCATGAAAGTGCTCGAGTTTTTCTCTGTCCAGTGGTTTGGGTCGGTCTGGGAAGATTGGGAAGGTCGCACCGGGCAGCCCACTCACCCCTCCCCTTGGAGCTGGCCAGCCTTCCCACCCATCCCACCGCCTTGACCTCTCACCACGCTTGCACCATAGTGGCCCGAGGCTCTCACCCTCCTTCGGCTTTAGCGGGTCACGGGGCGGAGGATGAGAGCCGCCTCTTTGTGCTCCACCAGCCCGCCAAAAAGTAACGCTTGCGCGAGGTCGCCCATGGCCAAGCTCTCCTCTGAGACCATCAAGACCGTGACCGATGGCATCCGCATTGGCATGACCATTGAGGCCGCTTGCCGCCTTGGCGGGATCACCAAGGTCACCCTCCACCGTTGGCGCAATGCGGAGCCGGGCACCTTTGATGCTGAGCTCTTGGCGGAGCTTGAGGATGCCATGGATCTGGCCATGGCGGAGGGCCAGCGTGTGCTCTTGGAGAGGATGCAAAAGCACTCGGCGGGTGCCAAGGATAGCAAGGGCCGCCCGGTGCGAGACTTCTCCGAGTGGCAAGCCACCAAGTGGATCCTAGCAGCCCGCCACAAGATGGGCGTGGAGCAACGGGTGGATGTGACCTCGGGTGGCCAGCCCGTCAAATATGTGGTGACCATCCCCGTGGTGGGCCGCATTGATGATGAGCCCGATGAGGGCGGGGAGTGATGGCCGCCCTAGCCTTTACACCAGCGGCGGCGTGGTGGCTCCTCCTTGCCCTATGGGTGGCCGTGGTATGGGTAGCGTGGGCGTGGATGCGGGGCGGCAAGTGAGGGCGGCCCTTGAGGTGCCCATTGTGTTGCCCAAGCTCTACCGCAAGCAAGCGGCGGCGGTGTGTGACCCCACGCGGATCACTTGCATTGAGAGCACCACCAAGGCGGGCAAGACCATCGGTTGCATCGTGTGGCAGATCGGCCAAGTGATGAGCGGCCCGGAGGATGCCGAGCATTGGTGGGTTGCCCCGGTCTATGAGCAAGCCATGATGGCCTACCGCTTGGCGTGGTCTCTCTTGCGTGGCCAGCAGGGCTTCAAGCAAGCCCTAGCGGAGAAGGCGATCCTATGCCCGGGCGGGCGGCGGTGGAGCTTCCGCTCCGCTGACAAGCCAGACAACCTCTATGGCTCGGCGGTCACCAGCGCGGTCTTGGATGAGGCCTCCCGCATGAAGGATGATGCGGTGGATGCTATTTACAGCACCACCACCAAGACCCGCGGCCCCATGCGCCTCATTGGCAATGTGCGGGGTCGGGCCAATCGGCACTACCAATGGAGCCGCAAGGGTGAGGCTGGAGAGGAGGGCTTTGCCTATCATAGGATCACCGCCGATGATGCGGTGGCGGCGGGGGTCTTCCACGCGGATGATGTGGAGATGGCGCGGCGCTCCATGCCCGATGCGATCTTCCGGGAGCTCTATTATTGTGAGCCCGCCGATGATGGGGGCAACCCCTTTGGCATTGAGGCGATCCGCTCTTGTGCTGAGCTCAATGGCGGCAAGGCCACCGGGCGGCCCGTTGCGGTGTGGGGCTTGGATATCGCCCGCAAGCGCGATTGGGCGGTGCTCATTGGCCTTGACCACGGGCGGCAAGTGGCAGCCCTCCACCGTTGGCACGGCCTCTCCTTTGGCGGGCTGGTGGGCGAGGTCTCCCGCATAGTGGGCAAGGGCTCCCGGGCTTGTGTGGTCTATGATGCAACGGGCGTGGGAGACGCGGTTGGTGAGCAGCTGGTGGCGGCCCGCGTATGGGTGGAGCCATTCATCTTCTCCTCGGCCTCCAAGCAAGGCATCATGGAGGGGCTAGCCTTGGCCCTTCAACAGGGGCGCACCTCGGTGGTGGATGGCCCGCACCGGGCTGAGCTTGAGGCTTTTGAGTATGATGTGAAGGCGGGGCGGGTGGTCTATGGCGCACCCTCTGCTATGCATGATGATACCGTGTGCGCCCATGCCTTGGCTTGGTGGGGTGCGGAGCGGTTTGGTGTCACTAACGCGGTGCGCCGCGGGATTATCTCCGCCCCCTCGGGGCCAGCTGCTAGGGGCTCAACATGGTGAGAGGTCAAATCTTGGATAGCAGGGGCAACCCCATTTCAAGCGAACGCTTGAAGACGGGCACCAACCTCATCTCCGCCCGCAACTTCTTGGGCGGCCTCCCGGATGCCGATGCCAACCTTGCCTTGCTCCCCATGGAGAGGCGCGGTGTTGGCGGGCTGGTGGGCCTCTACCGTGAGATGATGGATACCCATGTGGGCATCTCCGCCGCGGTCTATTGGGCGATCACCGAGGCGGCCTCCCTACCCAAGGAGGTGGTGTGGCCTCACACCCAAGACCCTGACCCGGAGGCGGAGGCCTTCATGAACCTTTGCCGCGTGGCGGTGTTGGATGAGGCCGTGGTCTATGATGGGCTCTTGGAGGGTAGCAACGCCCTATGGGTGTACCCCCTTGTAGATGCGTTCGTGGGCTTTGGCCTGATGGCCCCGCGGCTCATGAGCGGTGGCGCGGTGGAGTGGTATCCCATCTCTCAAAACGCCGTGATGTTGTGGAGGCCCAACGGCTACCTCCTCGGCGGGGTGCGCTTCTCCACCCCCAACGGGTATGATGATATTGATGCGGCTGAGCTGGTTCACACCGTCCACGGCTTCGCGGGAGCTGGTGAATTTGAGGGGCGCTCCATGCTCCGCTCTTGCATCCAACCCTTTGCCATTTGGAAGCAGATCGCGATCTCCGCGGGCATCTACCAAAACCTCCAAAACGGCTTCCTTGACATAAGCTTTGAGCCTTCGGTGGCGGAGGCCGATGTGGCCGAATTCAACACCTTTGCCCAAGCCTTCCAAGATGGCCAGCGGCGCTACCTCCTCCGCCCCAAGAATGTGGATGTGGAGATGCGTTACCCCTCGGGCACGCCCGCGGATGTGGTCTCCCAACTTGAGTATTGGGATCGGCAAATTGAGAAGCAGCTCAACGCCCCTCTTGCGGGCATAGCTCAGTTTGGCAGCCGTGCCATGGCGGAGACCTTGGACGGGGCCAGCGGGCGCAAGGCCAAGGCTTGGATCAATGGCATCTTTGAGCGGTCAAGCCGCGGGATGTTCGGGTGGCTTGCGCGGCAAGTGGGCTACACGGGCAAGCTCCCCAAGGTTCAAGTGCAATCGGCTGAGCTCACCACGGGCATGGATGGTTGGGGTGCCTATGTGAGCGGGGTGCAATCGGGCTTGCTCACCCGCGGCCCGGATGATGAGGCATGGGGGCGGCGGGTGATCGGTGCCCCGGAGCTGCCCGTCAAGGAGGAGGCGGATGTGGTCAAGGATACCCCCGCGCCCCTCTTGGTTGGCTCTTTGCAAATCGCTCAAGAGGTGCTCACCAAGCTGGTGGCATCGGCGGCCAACCCCGTGCCCTTGGCGGCGGAGGCGGCCATGGTGTTGCTCCAAGCGGCGGGTCTCCAAGCGGCCAATGCCCGCGTGATGATTCAAGCTCAGATGCGGGTGGTGCCCTTTACGGAGGCCCCCGTGGATGCGGTGCCCGTGGAGGGCGTGGCAGTTGTAAAGGATTCCTTTACACCTCCGCCCGTTGCCCCCGCGCCCGATGATGAGCCCCCAAGCGGAGGCGGCGGAGGCGGAGCACCACCAGCGGGCAAGGGTGAGGTCACGCTCCCGGGCTCCAAGATCACGGTGCCCGCGGCCATTGGGAGTGCGCCCGCCTTTGCCCCTGCTACCTCCGCCAAGGATGGTGGCAACCTCTCCGATGGGCTCATCTTGGCGGCCAGCCTAGCAGACCACCCGGAGGTCGCGGTGCCCGACACGGTGAAGGCGGCGGCGGCGGCGGCCCTTGAGGCGCACCGCAAGGCGGCAAGCAAGACCGCTGACCCGGAAGCCATCCTCTTGGCCCGAGACCTTGCGGCGGGCAAGCGGCTTGCGTGGGATCGGGTGCTGAAGCTGGCCCGCTACTTTGCGGAGGTCTACCCCAAGGCGCGGGCCTCCAAGAGCTTTGCGGATGGCGGCCCGGTCTTCCACCGCTATGAGCTCAGGGGCGGGGATGCGTGCCGCGATTGGGTGCGGGGCTTGCTCACGGCCTATGCCATGGCAGCCCACCAGCGGGCCAGCCGCCTCAATGATGGCGGAGGGTGCGGATGCGGGGAGGCCCATGGTGACCTCGGAGATGGGGAAGCGGAAGGGGTCTTGGCCGTTGGTGCGGATGGCAAGGAGTTTGTGACCTACCGTGAGTTGCGCCCGGAGGAGGAGGTGGTGGCATGGGTGACCTTGGCCGATGCCCGCCGCGCCTTGGATGTGGATCTAGGCTTTGCCCTTGACCGCGTGGCAGCTGACCACCGCAACGCGGTGCGCCGCGCCCTCAAGGATGGTTGGCAGCCCGGAGAGCAAGATGCCATTTGGAGCGCCTTTGTGCCCCAATATGCCAAGGTGTTGACGGATGCGGCGGCAACCTTGCGGGGTAGCATCTCGGCGGAGGTGCTCAATGAGGCTGCCCGGAGTGCGGGCGCGGGAGCCCTCACCAAGATGAGCGCGGCGGAGGCGGCGGCGGTCTCCTCTACCATGGCGGCCTCCGCCAACGCCCAACTTGCGCGGGCAGCTGGCCTCACTCAGATGGCGGCGGAGACCATAGCGAACCGGGTGGGCGGGGAGATCTCCGATGCGGTGCTAGGCGGTGCTGACCCCTCCAAGTGGAAGAGTAGGATCACCCCGCTTGGCTTGGCGGATAGTGCGCGGGCCAGCCGCAACCAAGTGGAGGGCGCGGCCCGAGTGGCCACCTATGCTGACACCCCGGAGGCCAAGGGCGTGGTGCCCTCGCTCTTGGTGAGGTCAAGCATCCCCGATGGCAAGCGGTGCTCCATTTGTGCGGAGCGTGATGGGGAGGAGGTCAACATGGCGGGCAACCCCGATGCGGAGATCCCTGAGCTGCCCGACCCGGAGTGCCTTGGTGGTGCGAACCGTTGCCGATGCGGCTGGTTCGTGGTCTATGGCACCTTGAGCTAGGGCTCGGCCACTAGGGTGGGGCTAGGCTTGCACCACGGGCACGGGCAGCCCTTGAGGCGGTAGCGGGCGGGGGTGTTGCCGCTGCCCGCCTCCACCCCGTTGACCTCGCCCTCCATGATGAGGCGGCCAAGCTCAGAGCGGATCGCCTTCTCTCCTCCGATGCCCACCAGCCTTGAGAGGTGCGCGGGAGAGGGGTGGAAATCGACCGCGTGGCAACGGGTCAAAAGATCTAGGATCTCTCTTTGGCGGCGGGTGACCATGGGGCTCTCACTTAGCGGCGGGCGCGGGGGCGAATTGGCACGCTAGCGGGGCAAGGAGGTAGGGGCAAGGTCTTGGCAGGGCGAGAGGAGCGGCGCACAATGGCCCCCATGCGCAATGCCCGCCCAAAGTTCCGCACCCATGAGGTCAACCTCGGGGATGATTCAACCCTCCGATGGGTAAGCCTTCTCCCGGAGGGCGTGATCCATGCCAATGGAATGGCTTGGGATCTTGCGGCGGAGGTCACCGACCCCGATGCCTTGCTCTTCCGCTTTGATGATGTGGTGGCCAGCCTTCACGCTTGGCTTGCGGAGTATGCTCCCCCCATTGCGGTGGAGCACACCAAGGATGGCACCGCGGCGGGCTACCTACGGCGGATCGTAGTGCTGACCATGGCGGAGGCGGCGGAGCTTGGGATCAAGCAACCCGTGAGCCGCATGATCTATGGCGGCCTTGACTTCACCTCGGAGCGTTGGGCGGCGGCCTTTGATGCTGGTGAGATCCCCTACACCTCGCCAAACATTCGCGCCTATGCCTCCACCGAGACCGAGGCGGAGCCCCGCTTCATTTTCGGAATCGGGGAGATCTCGCTTGTCACCATCCCCCAGATCAAGACCAACCAAATCCCGGTAGCAGAGATGCGAGGGGTATCACTTGCGGAGAGCCCAATGAAGATGAGCATGGAAGATTGCGCGGCCTATTGTGCGGAGAATGGCATGGATGAGGCGGCCATCAAGGCGCTCATTGCCCAGATGTTTCCGGAGCTCCACAAGGCGGAGCATGAGGCCAACCCCGATCTTGCCGAGGATGCGGAGGCCATTGAGGCCGCCGCGGTAGCGGAGCTTGAGCGGGTGGCGGAAATGGAGAAGGTAGCGGAAGAGGAGAAGGAGGAGGAGAAGCCCGAGGCTCTCCTTGGTGAGATCGCCCGCCTCAAGGGAGCCCTTCTCAAGGAGCGCCGCTCCAATGCTCTTGCCGCGGTCACCAGCGACCTCAAGGGCCGCAAGGTCTCCGATGCCACCAAGGCCAAGCTTGCGGAGAGTTACCTCTCCGATCGCACCGCCTACCGTGCGATCATTGCCGATCTTGGTGTGACCTCCACGGCCCCCAAGATGAGCGTTGCCGCTGGCCCAGCCCGCACCACCTCCCCGGTTGCTCCGGGCGTTGGCGGCCTTTCGGCCTCCCTCTCCGAGGTGCTGGCCAACCCCCGCCGCTTTGCCGATCTCACGGAAGATGCTCAGTGGGGCATGATCTCCGACTTGGCCGAGCGGGAGAAGGTTGAGCATTGGCTCGCCGCCTCTTGGCTCATGACGGGCAAGATGCCTCAGACCGTGACCGAGCTACGCAATTCGCGTGGCTTTGGCGGGCGCTAGCCCAACCCCCACCCCTTCAACCAACGGCCCCTCTACGGGGCAAGGAGAAAGCACATGGCACTTGGATCGCTGACCTACAAGACCCCCGTCAAGATTGCCGTAATCGGCTCCAATCTCACCGATAAGGCGGGCTTCATTGTCTCGCTCACGGATGAGAGCAGCGTTGCCCTCAATGTTGCCCAAGAGGTGCGCCCCTACGGCGTGATCGTGGTGGGATGCGATAGCCTCACCCCGGGCACCTACCCGAGCCAGATTGCCGCGGGAGCCCTTGAGATCGTGGACGCCTACGGCGCGGTGATCGTGGCCATGGCGGGCGGCGGGGGTGTCACCTTTGGAGAGCCCGTTGCGGTCACCTCCACGGGTGCCCTTGAAGATGCCAGCCTTGTGAAGAACGATTGGATCGTGGGCTATGCCCTCTCCACCGCCGCGGCTGGTGAGAGCTTCTTGCTTTCCTTCACTCCCAATCGGCAGCAGGTCGCCCCGTAACGGGCCGCCCCTCACTCCACCACTTCAACCTTGACTAAGGATCGACCATGACCACGCCCTTCATGCCCCCCGTTGGAATCAATACCGGAGCACTCAAGCCCGGAATCCTCCAGCGGATCTCCCTCTTCCGCGGCGGTGCTCAGGACACCAACAGCCTCACCCTTGCGCCGATCGTCAAGGTGACCACCCGTGCGGGCTTCTATCATTTCTTTGCGGAGAATGATGCCTTGCTCACGGGCCAGCCGCAAGACCCCACCACCCCCGTGGGCTATGACACCCCGGCCAGCCCGGGCGGTATGCGCATCTCGGCGGGCACCTTCAACTCCAACCTCTACCGTTGGGGCTATCAAGTCTTCCCCCTTCAGCAGATTGCGGAGTTCGCGGCGCGTGGTGAAGATATCACGGCGCGGGCGGCCTTCAAGCTTGGCGGTCAAGCAAAGCAGCACCACGCAAAGATCTTGGGCGCGGTGCTCGATGCGGATGGCAACTTCTCCGCCACCCCGGCCTCGGCGGGCGGCTCGGCCACCCCTCTCCAGAATGAGATCAACGCCCTCCTCATCGACCTTGCCAAGCAGGGCGTTGACCTCAATGAGGGCCGTTGGGTTGCCACTTGCAACCTCAACACCGCCAACGATATGTTGCAGTTCAACACGGTTGCGCAACAGGGCTACGCTCTTGCCTACGCGGGCGGCTCCTCCACGGCCCGCACGGGTGCCACGGATATGAGCCAGCTGAAGGCATGGTTCGCCTCCAAGCTCATCTGCCCGCTTGAGCTGGTGGTGCTCAATCAGTTCCTTCCCACCACGGCTGACACCGTGGGCGCTCCCGTGATCGCCAATGGCCGTGTGGCCATCTTCAAGGTGGCCGAGAGTTATGGGGACGCGGGGTTTGTTCAGACCATGACCCCCGACCCTAACGCGGCCCTTGGCCAGATCTACACCTACGATGTGCGGCAGGGGCTGATCGGCATCGGCCTCCATGTTGAAAGCGACTACGGGATCACCGTCCTCGGCGGCCCGGCCAACAAGTGGGCAGCTTGCCTCACGGGTGTATCCCTCTAACGGGTGACTAGGTGGGAGCTCCTCCGGGGGCTCTCC